GTCTCGGCCGAGATCACCTATGCCAACGGCCTCGACCGGATCGAAACCATCCGCAACGACGGCAATATCGAGGGCGCCGATCCCGGCATGGCGGCGCTGACCGGCCGGATCGAGGTGCGGTTCGCAGACTCCGCGCTGGTGATCCAAGCCATCGACGGCACGCCCTGCGAGCTCGAGTTCGCCTACAGCCTCGGGGCAAACGCCAGCTTCACCTTCACGGCCCATGCCGTCTACCTCCCCGTCCCGCGGATCGAGATCCCCGGGCCGCAGGGCATCCAGGCGACCTTCGACTGGCAGGCCGCGAAGGCCATCAGCCCCGCCCGCATGTGCACCGCCGTCCTCGTCAACACTGTCGCGAGCTATTGACCATGATCCGCCTGAACCTGTCGAACCGGCCCGAATGGCTGGACCTCCTGCCCGGCCTGCGTGTCATGGTGGCCCCTCTGACCACCGCGCTGATGGTCTCGGCCCGCGCCGATCCAGTGATCGACAGCCTTTCGGAAACCTCGAGCCAAGAGGACATGGCGCTGGCCATGGCCAAGGCCGTCGCCCGCCGCGCCGTGCTGGAATGGGAAGGTGTCGGCGACGAGGCGGGCAACCTCATTCCCGTCAGCCCGGCCGGGATCGACGCCCTCCTCGAAATCTGGCCGGTGTTCGAGGCCTTCCAGGCGCAATACGTCGCCCGCGGCCTGATGCTGGATCAGGAAAAAAACGCCTCCGCGCCCTCGCCGACTGGTCCTTCGGCGGGGGCGACGGCTACTGCGCGGCCTGCGCAGGCCCCTGCCCGGACTGCCCCGCAAGACTGAACCGGCCGATGACGGTCGAGGGCTGGCAGGTCTGGGACCTGACCCAGCGCCTTGGCGGCCAGCTGCGCATCGTGCCCGGCGCCGTCATCGGATGGGACATGGGCGCCGCCCTCGCGCTGGCCCAGGCGCTGGGCATCGCGCCCCTGATCGCCGCCGAGGTGCTGCCCGAGATCGAGGCGGTGATGGTGCGCAAACTCAACGAGCAGATGGAAGGACGCCGGAATGGCTGAGAAGAAGGTCTCCGTCCGCCTCGTGGCGGAGGGCGGACGCCGCGTTCGCGCGGAGCTGGAGGGGATCGGAGATGCCGGGGCGAAGGGGCTCGGCCGCCTGTCGCGCGAGATGGAACTGGCCAACACCCGGCTTGCGTCCTTTGCCCGTCGCGCGGGCCTTGCTCTCGGCGCCGCTGGTGCCGCTGCCACCGCCTCGCTCGGGCTGATCGTCCGCTCCACCGCCGAGAGTGCCGCGCAGATCCGGCAGTTCGCGCAGGTCGCGAATGCCACGCCCGAGGCCCTGCAGCGCTGGTCGGCCGGGGCCCGCACGGTCGGGATCGAGCAGGAGAAACTGGCCGACATCCTGAAGGACGTGAACGACCGGGTCGGTGATTTCCTCCAGACCGGCGGCGGGCCCATGGCCGACTTCTTCGAGAACGTCGCCCCGCGTGTGGGCGTCACCGCCGACCAGTTCGCGCGACTGTCAGGGCCAGAGGCGCTGCAGCTCTACGTCGACACGCTGGAACGCGCCGGTCTCAGCCAGCAGGAAATGACCTTCTATCTCGAGGCCATGGCCTCGGACGCGACGCGGTTGCTCCCTCTTCTGCGCAACGGCGGAGCGGAGATGGCCCGACTTGGGGATCAGGCCTCGGACCTCGGCGCGGTTCTGGATGGCGACGCGCTGGAAGCCCTGAGGCGTACACAACTGGCGCTGGGCACGGTCTCGCTGGTCTTCGACGGCTTGCGTAACCGGATCGCCGTGGCTGTCGCCCCGACCATTGAGGCGCTGGCCAATGCCTTCGTGGCGCTGGCCTCGGATGGCGGGATCCTGCGGTCTGCCCTCGACACGCTGATCGGCAACCTTGGAAGGCTGGCGTCCTATGCCGCCACTATTGCCGCCGTCATGGCGGGGCGTTGGGTCGCTGGCATGGCCGCAGCCGCCCTGTCGGTGCGCGGTCTCGCGACGGCGCTCGTGTTTCTGCGCGGTGCCCTCATCCGGACCGGCATCGGGGCGCTGATCGTCGGCGCGGGCGAGCTGGTCTATCAGTTCTCGCAGCTCGTCGCCCGGGTCGGCGGTGTGGGCGAGGCGTTCCGGCTGCTCGGCGATCTGGCCCGCGAAGTCTGGTCCCGCATCGGCCTGGCGCTGGACGCAGCATTGGCGCGGATGGCGGCCGGATGGGAAGGGCTGAAGGCGGCGGGCCTCTCGGCCCTTGAGGGCACCATCGCAGGCGTCGTCAGCTTCGGCGACCGGACGGCGGCAATCTTCCAGGGAGCCTATGACGCGGCGGTCGCGATCTGGGGCAGCCTGCCAGGGGCCATCGGTGATTTCGCGTTCCAGGCTGCAAACGGGCTGATCTCCGGCGTCGAGGCGATGCTGAACGGCGTCGTCACCCGCATCAACAGCTTCATCGAGACCCTGAACGCCGCGCTGGCCCTGCTGCCGGAATGGGCCACCGGCGAAGGTGGCGTGCGGATCGGCATCCTCGACCCGGTGGAACTGGGGCGCATCGGCAACCCGTTCGAGGGGGCTGCAACGGCTGCTGGCGCGGCTGCGGCGGACGCCTTCTCGGCCGCGCTGTCGCGGACCTATCTCGAGCCGCCCGACCTCGGCCTCGGGGCCATGGCCGACGATGCCCGCGCCCGGGCCGACGGCTATCGCGAGGCCGCAGGCATGTTGGCTGACGCAGCCGGTCGGCCACTCGCCAGCTGGCAGGCGCTGAAGGATGCCGTGACCGGCACGGGGACCGAAGCAGAGACCGCGCTGGCGGATGCAGCTACCTCGGCCGATGCCCTCACGGCCGGGCTGAATGACACCGCCACCGCCGCCGAGGGCGCAGGAGGCACTGCACGCGAGGCCGGGGCCGCAGCGGCGGAAGGCGCTGACACGGCCCTGACCGGCTGGCAGGCTGTCACGGCCGCACTCGCCGATTACGCCGCGAAGGCGCGCGACATTGGCGGGGACGTCGGTAGCGCGCTGGTCGGGGGCTTCCAGAGCGCCGAGAACGCCATCGGCGACTTCGTGAAGACCGGCAAGCTCGACTTCCGCGATCTGGTCACATCGATGATCGCGGATCTTGCGAAGCTGGCCGCGCGACGTTTCATCCTCGGCCCCATCGCCAATGCCCTTTCCGGCGCGCTGGGTGGGGCGGGTGGCATCTTCGCCAACATCCTGCATGCGGGCGGCATGGTCGGCGCCCCTGGTCCTGGCCGGATGGTCCCGGCGCTGGCCTTCGCTGGCGCTCCGCGCATGCACAACGGGGGCTGGGCTGGTCTGCGACCCGACGAGGTGCCCGCCATCCTTCAGCGCGGGGAGCGCGTCCTCTCGCGACGGGAGGCGGCAGGCTACGGCCAGGCGGGCGCCTCCACCGTCAACGTCACGATCAACGCGCGCGACGCCGAGAGCTTCCGCCAGTCGCGCACGCAGGTCGCCAGCGACATCGCCCGCGCCGTTTCGCTGGGCCGAAGGGGGATGTGATGGCGTTTCACGAGGTCCGGTTTCCCGACAACATCAGCCGAGGTGCCCGCGGTGGCCCCGAACGACGCACGCAGATCGTCGAACTGGCAAGCGGGGCCGAGGAACGCAACGCGAGCTGGGCGAACAGCCGCCGCCGCTATGATGTCGCCTATGGCATCCGCCGCGCCGACGATCTGGCGGCGGTCGTCGCCTTCTTCGAGGCCCGCAACGGCCGCCTCCACGGCTTCCGCTTCAAGGATTGGGCCGACTTCAAGTCCTGCCTGCCATCGCAGACGCCAGGCCCGACCAACCAGCCGATTGGCACCGGCAACGGGGCGGCAACCCTGTTCCAGCTCGCCAAACGCTACACCTCGGGCGCGCAGTCCTGGACGCGCGTGATCACCAAGCCCGTCGCCGGAACCGTGACCATCGCCCTGAACGGCACGCCCCAAGTCTCCGGCTGGTCGGTCTCCACCGCAACCGGCTTCATCACCTTCACCACGGCCCCGGCCGCTGGCGTGGCCATCACTGCGGGCTTCGAATTCGATGTCCCCGTCCGCTTCGACACTGACGCCCTCGACGTCACCCTCGATCTCGAACGCCTCGGCTCGATCACTTCGATCCCCCTCGTGGAAATCCGCACATGAAGTCCCTGAACCCTGCGCTGCAGGCCCATCTCGACGACGGCACCACGACGCTCGCCTGGTGCTGGCGCATCACCCGGGCCGATGGCGTGACCTTCGGCTTCACTGACCACGACCAGACCCTCACCTTCGATGGCACCGAATTCGAACCGGAAAGCGGGCTGACGGCTTCCGAGGTGCGGTCGGGGTCGGACCTGTCCGTCGATGCGCAGGATGCCCAAGGCGTGCTCTCGTCCGACCGGATCACCGAGACCGACATCCTTGATGGCCGCTGGGACAATGCGGCGGTCGAGGTCTGGCGAGTGAACTGGGCGAGCCCGGCGCAGCGCGTGCCTATGCGCCGCGGGGCCATCGGTCAGATCCGGCGCGGGCGACTGGCCTTCGTGGCGGAGGTGCGGTCGCTGGCGCACATCCTCGGTCAGACGGTCGGGCGGACATTCCAGGCCAGCTGCGATGCCGCGCTGGGCGATGCGCGCTGTGGCGTCAACCTTGAGGCCGCGGCCTTCAAGGGGACCGGCGCGGTGATCGACTTGCTGCGGGATCGGGCCTTCACCGCTTCCGGTCTCGCCCCCTTCGCGGCGGGCTGGTTCGCCTTCGGCCTCGTCGAATGGTCGACCGGCGCGAATGCCGGGCGGCGGGTCGAGGT